TAAACTCCCTGAACACAAATCCATCTCCACCACCCTTGGCATTGATGAAAAAACTATTGATGTTTTAAAATCCCTCGCCGGGAATCCTGACGATGATTATCCCGACGATATTACAGAACTGGATTATTTAGAAGCCATTATGCAACATCCACAATTTCCCACTCTCATGTTGCAAATCAATTCTTATTATGTTTACACCACCGCAGATTGGAGTAATTATCCTCCTTACTATGTCGACCCTAACGGTCAAAAAATACCAATTACCATTGAGGATCTAAAAAACTCTGCCTTACAAATCATTCAAACAACATTTAAAGGCATAGTGGAAAGTATTCCAACAGCTCCACATATTCTTAACAAAGAATAGTATAAAAATCCCCGCCTACGTTATGTAAGCGGGGATTCTCTATCTTTATAATTCCACTCTATTCATCCTAGCTGTAATTTTGGGTTTTAATTGCTCTATCAGCTTTGCACATTTTTGAGTATTAGGATATTCATCTTTTAAAACAAACGTCTGTGCTTCACCATCTGCATTTTGATATTTCACAATTGCATAGCATTTTACCTCACGTTTTGTTTTTGTCTTTGGTGCAGAACCAAGCACCGCTCCTGCCACTCCAAAAGTTGCTGCTCCAACAATTCCTTTCGCCAAACTGCTTTTCTGATATATGCTTTCATCAATATCCATCTGAAAATCAACATTATGTATTTTCTCATACAATAATGTCATTTCTGTCCCAGCCCCGGAAATTACCATTTCCTGAGTTTTAAGCATAACTTTGCATTTACAATTTTCTGGGATTGGCAACCCTACAACATGCACGATATCTGTATATTCCTTAGTTTGATCTTTCTTACCAAATAACCCCATAATAGTTCCTCCCTAATAATTTGTGAAATTATTATACACCTCCCTTCTGCGTTTGTCGATATTTAGGCTCCATCCCGGACTATTTCCATCGCCTCCAATACTCGCGTGGTCAATCCGTCCACAATGCCGTCCAGGTCATTGGTATTATGCACAGTATTACTCATCCCGGACATATCCACCTTGATCTCCGCCGTCGTAAAACGGTTGATTGCCTCCTGCTCCGCAATATCACGCAGATACTTAAGGTCCTCTTCTGAAACATCCAGCGAATCCGAGATGTTCGATGTATCACCTGCTATGTTGGCAACATTCGCAGCCATATCAGATGCGGCTCCATAGCTGCCTAACGCTCCGGTGTCTCCACTGTTTCCAAGATCCTTGATACCACCAAAGAAATCAGAAACTTTGTTCTCTACACCCTGTCCGAAATCATATCCCTTGTTGTATGCAGTCTGATAATCGACATAATCCATCTTGCCGACCTGCTCAACCCAGCCTGACTTATCCTTGACCGCCTGCTGTGCCTCTTCCAACTTTGAGTAGAATCCATCTAAACCGCTGGTAATATTGACTTCAACTCCCGGTATTTTGTTCAAAAGTGTCTGTATCGCACTCGCAAGATTCGAGATATATCCAAGGACTGTAAGACACAGATCATAAAACATCACCTCTACTGCCGCGACAGGATTATTAAGTACATTCCCGAAAAAATTCGCCAGCGTGGCAAACCCATTCCATGCCGGAACAACAAACGTGTTAATTATATGTGCTCCCAGTGCGGCAAATATTCCAGCTACAACCCCGGTCGCACTATAGGCGGTATGTTGTGTTTTGTTAATTGCTGCAACAATTAAATATATCGCAGCTATAACAATAATAATAGCTGCCACAATCCATGTAAGCGGACACGCCAATAACGCCGTATTAAACCCATATTGGGTTGCTGTAGCTATAGCAGTTTCTGATGCTTCCTTTTTCGTAAAAGCTGCATGCGCGTATGATGCCAAACACAGGGCAACTTTTATTCCTGTACTGACTGCCTCTACCGTTTTTACAACCCCTAAATACGTTGCATACGCCGCTAGTGCCGCCGCTACTCCACCTATAACTGGTGCGATCATTGACCAGTTGTCCACGATATACGCCCCGCCCGTTACCATTACATCGATCACATTCAAAGCGATCGATGCCGCCCCGGACAGGGCATTCATAATTCCGGTCAATGCCGTTTGCATATGCTGATCGTTTGCCATCTCATTCAGCCGCTGTAGTACCGGTTGAAATGTCATAAGTGCCTGATTGGAGTAATATGTCCATAGTTGTCCCCAGGTCATTGGCATGGAGTTGAACTTTGCATCTATATCATCTGCCGCCGCAAACATTGCGTTCTTTACAATATCCGCGGTGACCTGTCCATCTGATGCCATTTCCCGGATCTTACCGATTGGAACATCCATGTAATCAGCCACAGTCTGGATCAAGTTCGGCGCCTGCTCGAAGATACTGTTCAACTCATCGCCACGGAGCACGCCAGACCCTAACGCCTGTGTCAACTGTAAAAATGCATTGGACGATTCTGTTGCCGATGCCCCGGCTATCGTAAACTGCTTATTTACCAGCTCCGCGAACTGCACAATCTCGCCGGTCGATGCAAAAGCATCCCGGGCATTATTTCCGAGTTTCGCCACCGATGCAGCTGTATCCATATAAGACGCCCTGGAATTCTGCGCCGACAGGAAGATCATCTGCGAGAGTTCATCTGTCGTCTGCATCGTCCCATTCAACGCATTATACTGCGACACCATCATATCAAGGCGCGCCGTGGTCTGCGTGAGTTCATCCGACAGATCCAGTGCGTTTTTTACCGTAGAAATGCCAACATACGCTCCGACAAGCGTTTTCGCCTTATTCACGAGCACATCCGTATGCTGTGATCCAGCCTGTATCTTCTGGTTGTATTCCTCCTGTTTCCGGCGCGCGCTCTCCGTGGCACTTGTGATGTCCTGTAAACCCACCATGCCATCGGCAAGCAGCTGCCTCGCTTCTTCCATCGACGACGTATCAATCGCGGTGCTTGATGCATATTCCAGCGCTTCAAAATTGCTTATCACCATATTCACCGCCGTACAGATATTGTAGAGCGGCGCAGACATACGGTCCGACAACTCTATCGCAGTCTGAATACTTGACATCCTCTCACCTCCTACTTCTGGATTTCTTTTGCCTTGCGCTTCTCTTCCTCGACCCGAAGATCTATGGACGCAATCACAAAAGCTTTCTCATTCCGATCCAATTCAGAAAAGAATGACGGCAGCCAGTGAAACTTCTGCAAGCAATAATGCGCATATGCCGCTTCACCGTCGCCGCCATTGATTAGTTTTTTGCCTCGTCAACCTTCTCCTGCAGTGTCTCATCGATGCCGCTGTATTCCTGCACGAATGTGGCAAGCTCACCGAACTCTTCCGGGTTGTCGACCATTTCCACAATCAGTGCCTCTGCGCTCATAACGCCATAGGAATCCTGCAGTTCTGCATTGTGCAGATCCGGCTCCACAACCGCGGCGCAAATCATTTTTCTCAGAAGCTCATCCGTATTAACCTTCTGCCGATACAGTCCAGGCTTGCCGGTTACCGGCACCTCAATCGTACATTCATCCCGGATTGCCGCAGATTCTTTTGTGGACAGAGGTCTGATCGTCCAGAGTAACGGATCACCGTTCTCATCACACAGTGACTTTGTGGCAGCAAACTGCGTTGTCTTTTTGGCTTTCTTATTCTGTTTCAAAAATGCTTTTAAGTTTCCCATATGTTTTTTTCTCCTCAATCTCTTAATTGGCGGCGGTCTCCCGCCGCCGTTGACTTGTTACAGATAGGACGGCTCCTTGTAGGATTCCGGGCTGGAATAATCCGCAGCATAGAAATTGATCTCCTGCTCGACAAATCCACCCTCGGCGTCAAACATTGACAGCAGCACATCTCCGTCGATCACGCAGTTGTGATAAACCTTTGTACTGCGCCCCATGCAGGTAGCCGCATCATTGTTTGTTGTCTGCAATTCAAACACCGGCAGATGACCGGTATTTTTGTACTCGGTTACAATCCGGTCAAACATCTCCGAGCATTTGTAGACCGTCATTTTTGCCTGCACGACCATTCCGGTCGGCTTCCTGCCGGAGATGATCTTTCCCAGCACCGGGATCTCCTTGGTGCTGATGTTTGCCTTGCCCTCAAAATTCTTTGCGTTCAGCAGATTATACCGCTGTTCGCCAACCGTGACAAAAGCTTCCGCCTCTTTCGCAGACGGCACATCCTGTTCATTCATATAAGCGTTAAACATCTCTTCACCTCCTACTCAATCACAACCGTCATATACAACTGTGACATTGCATTGACGATCGTCACCTTATCTTCCACATATACGCCGCGCTTCTCACTTCCGGCGGAGACCACAACATCATTCTCCGAAAAATTCTCGATTGCTCCAAGCTGCTCTAACTGCTTATGATGCGATGCAATATCGTTCCATAAGCTGACACGACCAGATTCATTGTTCTGAACCTTGCCGTGATACTTCGTGTTGAACAGCGATGCGATATCCATCGCGATCTGATCCAGCACACGGATCGTCTGGTTGCTCTGGAAGAGTTCGTTTTTATCCTCCGTAAGTGTCACAAGAGAATTGATGTCCTCTAAGACACGCACTTCCGTTCCCACGCTGTGCAGGACGAATTCACCGGCTTTCACAGCATTCTCAAGCTGTGTCTGCGTATAGGCGGTGTCAATCTCAAGCTCCCCGTCATAGATCGCGTTGGTACAGGTTGCATTAACCCCGCACGCCGCCTCCAGACCCACAACCCACGGAATCACATCCGGGCTGTTCTTCACATTGATGACGCCCTCATAATCCGCCGCGCAGTTATACAGGACTGCCTGGAATTTCGTCCCGACCTTGTCCCTCATACGCTTTGCAAATGCGGCGTACAGTTTCGCCGTGGTAGCATCACTCACACTCGCGCCGATCGTATTCACGGTATATGCTTCCAAGAGATCCAGGTATTTCTGGTGCACCTCACCATTGACCGTTCCATTCGTACCGCCTGCCAGCGGAACGCCTGCCGTTGCTTCAAGTGCGGTTTCTTTCCATGTGACCCAGTCATTTTCTTTCAGATCAGCCGCGGATGCTACCGTCTGGGAATCCACAAGCTGCGCATCCAGATACAGCTTCACGTCAAAGCCATCTCCGTCCACATTCGCCGCAATAGCAACCTTCAGATCATTGCCACGGATTCCGCTGCACTTCGCTGTCGCATAGGTATTTTCCGCCTTTGCACCGCCCGATGTCAGCTTATAGATATAAGCCTTTGTCGCATGCGCAAACAGTTCGCGCAACGGCTGCATCTTATCATCTGTATAGGCATAACCGAACAGCGTAAGCGAATTCTTAATGAAATCTTCCTGCGCCACCTCCATCATCACGTTATCCGCACCCCAGTCAAGTTCAAGAGGCATGGATGCCACGCCACGCTCTGACAGATTCGTGGTCACGCGCGCCGCCGAAATAAAATTGATATAAGCACCACCCAAAACCTTATTCTGGGTTGTCCACTGTCCACCTCCGTACATTATCGCACCGCTCCTTTCATGTATTTTTCCATTTTCTTATCCACTTCCTCAAGCGTATAAGATTTTCCCGGTTCCAGTAATGCCGACAGGAGATCCGCCCTGCCCGCATATTTCTTGGAACCAATGATCTGCTCTTTGGTATAAGTAACTTTATTAACTGCTTCTGCCACTGTTTACCTCTCCTTTCACTTCGCATTCTTCCATATACGCATCTTTCTGGCTCTGCCCCAGGAATAACGTATATTCTGCCGTTGCCGACATCACATCGTCCGATATGTCCTTACATTCGATCGTACCGCGCACCATTTTACCTTCTACCTCTATGAGGTCCAGGCACTCGCTCAACCGTTCGTAAACGGTATTGATCTCTTTCTTTGGCTCGTCGCTTTCCGGAAAATACTGCACGATAAAAAGCAATGTTGCTTTTCTGCGGCCGGTAAGCCCTCGCGGCACATCCGGATTGATGCAGCGCACAAAAAATGCAGGCTCTTCCATGTCCTGCATTGATGCTTCTGTATGGATTTCATAGTCATCGCCAAATGCGGCATATAAGGCATCTGTGATGCCCTTTAAAACTTCGTTGATCATGCAAACACCTCGTTCAACCATGCCGTCAGTTTCTTCTCGAGGATTCCCGGTGCTGCCTTGCGGATTTCATTTGTGGAATATGTGAGCATAAGCTGTCCCGGCACCCAGCCTTTTTTTAGACACTTCCCGATAGCCGGAACATACCTCCCTGGTGTCTGGCGATGTCCAAACTCTACATAGCTGGCATATTTCACGTCGTTTCGCACCTCAATTACATAGGTGTCTCCAAAATGATTTATCTTCAAGCTGTCCACGAAATCCATTACATTATTTGTTTCCATTCCCTCTGCACCGCTTCCGGCTTTATGGGTTGTCCATCCTCGGCGCAGAATCCCGCCCTGTTTTTCTGACATAACAAGAAACTTCTGCTGACCGTCATCCTCCACATCATAGGAATCCGAGTAATCCCCTACCGGAGTACGCTTAATAACCTTTGCCAGCAATCGTGCTGCCAACTCCTTGGCACAGGCTTCCATGAACGCTCTCTGCTGTTCCTCATCGGCAGCTTTCTGAACTCTATCCCGGAACTCCTCCAATTGTTTCAGATCAACCTTTGTATTTCCCATCAAGCCCACTCCTTAAATAAATCCAGCATAATTTCCTGATGCGTCGGGTGCATCCCCGGAACGCCGCTCCTGGTGTACTCCGTGGAATTGCCACAGTGTGTCACGATGATCTTGGAGCCGCTCTTGATTTCCACCTCCGGCGCAACAAACAGCTTTACCGCCTGCGCTACCGGAGATGCCGCATCGGTCTTTTCTGCCTGTGCGATCGTCTCAAACGACAGCTTGCACGGCTGATTTTCCAAGACCACGGTGTCCGTGTATGTCACAACGCCCTTTTCCTTGGTCTTACGGTGTTCCACAACCGTGCAGGTATCTTCATACATGGCTTCAATTGCCATTCTGACCATATCCATCAAAACACCACCTTCCGGTAACGGTTCAGCACCGGCTTGTAATTCTTCATAAGGCTTTCCGAGAACTCCGCCGCGGAAGTCTTAAAAGATGTTGTTGTATCACCGATCTGCACCGAAGAAACCGTCTGTGGTATATTGGCACTCCCCATATGCTCATTCCGGTAAATATCCATCGCCATGCGCAGTACCGTGGTTTCCAGCCCTGCCGGAATCTCGTCGATATGGCAGTAGTTTCTTACCGTATCCTCTGCATTTTCAAGCGCAAACTCCAAGTGGACTTTCACTGTCTCATCCGGGTCGCTTATCCCGAGAAGCGCCGACAGCCTTTCGACTGTCAGCTTGCTTTCCTCTGCCATACCGCACCTCCTAACCGATCTTATGCTTGATTGCTACAATTCTAAGCTGCTTCGGCTCGTATACCGGCTTCCAGTTCTCTGCCTTGGCAAGTTCTGCACGAAGCGGTGTCTCTACATGCTCACGAACAGCTCCGGTGTATGCAATTCCTCTCGGATGCAGGATAAACGCCTTACGGTTGATAAGATAATCGATACCGCCGCCTGTCTGCTTGTCACGATCAACCTCCGTAGCGACAAATCCTACCGGAGAACCATTGCCATACGCTACCGCACCATTGCCAAACAGGTATGTCGTATACACGCCACCGGAAGTTACCGGGCAGCCGTCATCCACGGTCACGCGTCTGCCCTGATAGGTGTCAAACTCAACATCCGTAGAATCACGCTCTGTCTCGATCAGATTCAGCTTTTTCAGATAAGACTTTGTCGCCGAGTGCATCGCTACGCCGGATAACTGCGCCTGCGCGTCGCCGAGCAGCTGGCATGCGTCAATAAACGCAGATGCGCTGATCTGCTTTGCCGCATCCGTTTTTCCGGTGGTAAGGTCAAGAATATGATCTGCCATTCTGGTTTCCGCCGCCGGTGTTCCCTCTGCCCCCGCAGTAGTGGTGCCGAACACTCCGGCAAGAATTGAGATAAGCTCCTTCTGCATATCTCTTGCCCAGTAGGATGCTACCAGGTCACCGATGGCTTTCATCGGATCAGCTCCAGCCAGCGCCGCGGAAAGATTGCTTGCTCCCCACATATTCTGTCTGTAGATTGTGGTGGATACATCCTTGTTGGAACCGATCTTCTTTGCGGTCATCTTTACGTCCTCAAGGATTGCCTCGGACTCACCCTGTAAATCCTCGAAGAACGGCATATTGTGTGTTCTGGCCGCCTCGCTTGCCAGTGCGTCGAATTCCGGGCTGTTTACCACGATTCCGCTCTGGAAGAACGCGGACAGCTCCATCGTTCTGTTGATTACATACCGGTTAAAAAGCTCCGGTACAATTACGTCTGCAATCTTTGTAATTGCCATAAATTATCATCCTCTCTTTCTTACAGTGTTACTCCGGCCGCTGCGGCAAGTTCTTTTGCCTGCGCCGGGTTTTCTTTTAACATGCGTCCCTGTTCGGTCAGATTAAAAGTGTCCTTTGCGAACGGATTCGTTACACCGCCTGCGCCCCCATCCTTCGGGTTGTACGGCGGTTTCTGCTGTTCCTGCTTAAACAGGTGAGCCATCGCCGCATCATCTTTGTATGGCTTCACAACCTCTTCCACGCCGATTGGCTTTCCTTCCTTGTCGAAGTTGAACTTCTTAAGGCCACCGGCTTTGTAGATCAGATAATCCGGATCCAGAACACCCTGCTTTGTGAGTGACTCTTTCAGCGCATAGGTCTTTGCAATCTCCTCGCTTGCAGTCTGCTGTTTTTTGAGTTCTCCCTGCAGATTGGCAATAGTGGTCTGTAACGTCTTGTTATCGGCATTATTTTTCTTTAAATCTCCGATAGTTGTGTTGAGTGTCTTAATCTGACCGGCAAGATTCTCTTTTTCTGCCACGGCGGTATCATACTTGCCTTTGTCAACATACTGACCAGATCCAAGGTCTGCAAGCTTTACCTGCTTATCCTTATTCTCCGGCTTTCCGTTATAGGCATTGACGGTATCAGACACCTGCTTATAGAGATCCTCGCCTAAAATGTCTTTTAAAAATTCCATAGTTTCCTTTCCTGCACCGTTTTTAAGCGTGGTGTCTCCACAAGCAGTATGCAGTTTTGGTGCCGTGCATAAGGGCAAATTGCCGCAGTTTAAACGTCATAAGGCTTTCGGACAATATAAAAACAGGACTGCCGGAGGAACCTACTTGGCGTCACCTCTGCACCGTTCGGTTCATAAATTTCCGGTTGTCCTGTTATTACTAATTTGGGGTATAAAAATACCACCTAACCGTTATTGGCTGGTGGTATTATTCTGCGTCTTCCCAACTATTCATTTTTTCACACCGTTTTTTTTCCTTTTCAATGTCCTTTTCCAGTTCTTCAAGAGTTCGTTCCGTATCTTGCACCGGACCATCGTAATATTTCTTGCTCATTATAATTTTCTCCACTTTATTCCGTAGTCCATTTCAAACTGCTCTAACGCTTTTATATTTGCTTCTATGCCTTTATTATATCCACTTTTTCTGTATTTTTCAACAGTCTCATCAAATAATCTTTGGGAAAACGGCTTGTCGCCAACCTCATATACATATACATCTCCATTATGACATACAACAATTCCCTTTCTGTATCCCCTATAACCCGCTGACGCAAAATCTGCTCCAGTCGGAGGAATATTTGTTCCATGATTATGTATACTTATAAGTGTTCCTCTTGGTTCTATTTCTACCGCATCTCTCAGGCTTTTATTATACTCAACTATATTATCTTCTTTTGCAGCAACGCTTTTCCCTTTTATCTTTCCATCGATGACACTAATTAAATACATATCTTCTTTATTAGTTCCGTTTCGATGTACTAAAATGTCGCGTGCTTTCTGCCATATTGCCTTCTGAGTATTTTCATTCTCATCAAGATTCTCAAACTTCTTTCTATACTCCGTGCTCTTTACAAAACCTACATCAACCTTATTGTCATGCGTCTTTTGTGAATACTTGCCGCTAATTCCTTTCTCTGTATTACCATCCGCAAACGATTTCTTCCACTCCTCATACGTCGTATTCTCCGGCACATAATACTTCTTGCCATCTGCTCCGCGTGCAACTCTCTCCCCTGTGGTAAATTCATCGTTAAAATACGGGCAGGTGCATCCCCGGCAATTCGGATGGAACGGTGGCACGGTAACACCAATCTTATAATCTTTCATCGGAAAGTGCTTCCCGTCCATCTCCCCGCAGGTTGGGCAAGTGCGGCTGTCCAATGTCTCAACCACCTCGAACTCTTCCACGTCAAGGTCAGAAAAACACGTTTCCTGTGCCTTAGCAGAAAAAGCGGCTGATTCCGTCTGAACAATTCGCGCCGCCTGTGATCTGCTTACTTTCATGTTCTGGGATATTTCCCGTATGGCTCGATCCGGCGATTCTCCGGTGATGCACATCCGCGTTAAGGAATCGTGCATATTGTTAATCAGCTTCGTTTTATCCGTCCAAATGCGCTCTGAAAAGTTGCGTCCATCCACCGCCCAGGGCTTATGTATGATGTCATTGACCTTTTCCGGATTAAAGCTCTGCATCTGCCAGCCAACACCGATACCTCGCTGCACTTCGTATGCAGTATGGTAATACCCGGATGTATACAGATTTGTGATATGTTCATCGATGGAATCATGATAATTTCCGTACAGCTTTTCAATCTCCTGCTGTGTCTGCACCTTGAGAGCATCCAATCTGCTGATATGCACCTTTGCGGATGCGTTCTCAAGCTGTTTTGCCCACTGCTGATTTATGCCATTCTCGCGCCCGTATTTAATATAATCCTGCACATCCCACCGGAACTCTTCCAGTTCTTCACTGTTAAGCAAACGTCTGGCTTCCACCATTGAAATGCCGTTGTTGGCAGCAAACCGCTGATACCAGGCGTTAATCTTCCCGTCAAGCGCCTGCTCTGCCCGCCGGAACTCCTGCTCAATCTCCTGCACGGTCTGAACGGACGTATCATGCTGTGATTCTTCCAACTGCCGGAAGCGCTCCTGCCAGTATTCACTTGTCCGTTCTCCCATGCAATCACCTCATTTCACTGCTCGGCATCTGCTTTCTCATTGCTATCTGTTTCAGTGCTATTTTTAGATGCATCAAAAGCACCGGCGTAAGCATCTGCTTTCTCCTGTGCTTCCTTTTCCTCTTTCTCCAACTGCTTCAATTCAGCGTCTGCATCCTCGACAAGCGGATGATTTTTAAGAATGGTCTTTTTACTGACAATTCCAACCGAATCCTTGCAAATCTGTGCCTGCTCCGTGTCATTTTTTACACAAGTGCGGGTCCACGTCTGGATGATTTTCTTGCAATCAATTCCCTCATGGCGGCATATCGCTCTTACCAGACGGGCGAACCCAAGCTGGAACTCCGTCTCCGTCAGCCCGGCTTTCATTTCAAGCAGCGAATACATGAATTTAAGCGCTTCTCCACTCTGATTTCCAAAGTTCTCCGGCTGCGGATCAAATCCCTGCCCCTGTTCAAAAATAGCCTTTCTGGTGGCTTCTAACACGCTGTTGCGGGCATCAATCGGAATCTCAATGTTGAGCGTACTTACCCCCGGGTTGCCACCCTCATCACCGTCCACCTTAATAGTCTTGTATTTTTTCAGATCTGACAGAAACGTATTGAGGTCCGTGCCGCCATACCCGGACAGGACAATTATCAGTTCCTGAATATCATCCAAATCATTAACAAAACCGCTGTAGACCTTGTCATATACGTCTATCAGCGGCTTAATGTTTTTCAAATCATTCGTATTCGTGTTGTTGTTCGGGAATGGAATAAACGGCACCTCTCCGAATTCGTGCCGATATTCTGCGGTAAAATCGCCGGTATCCGGCACCATGAACGTATTGTAGTAGAACAGCCCATCATCCAAGGTATCGCCGTTCTTCCGTCGGAATGACCAGCAGCTTTCCTTATCCCAATACTCATAAATTGCATAGGTATCTCCTGTTTCCTCGTCGATTTCATCGTACATACGGAGAACACCTAGCAACTTCTTTTTCAGATTGTGGGATTCGATGGGGATAATCTGCTTGCTGTCAACTACCGCCCACTGGAATGTTCCATCTTCATCCTCCCAGTAATGAATCCATCCCACCGACGCATTGGCAGCGTTTATGCACAGCTCCATGCAGTTCTTCCGGTATTCATCCCCGAGTATTTCTGTCACAACTTCATTTCCATGCTCGTTCCCAATGTCAAAGAGCGGCGGTGCCGTGAACATGTACGCAGCTTTCTGATTTACGATAAGCCCGTGGAAGTTCCGGGGGATCCGGTTATCTGCGTTACGTAACGGATTATCGGGTTCCTCTTTCTCTTTTTCGTCTGTGAGCTTGTCTTTTACCAGAATATCCGTTTCATTCCGGTAGTACCGTTCCGCCTGCATCGCCCGCAAGGAAAACCGTGTATGTCCCGGTTCGTATTTTCTTATGAGTTTTTTCATTACCTCAAGTTCCATGTTCTCACCTCTATTTTAAAATGCTGATGCCGCCGTGGTTTTCGTCCGTGTATATTGCGTACCGGATGGCATCCTGCACATCATCAAACTGCTTGACCGGCTCCCCGGTCTTTTCGTTCCAAACGTACATATAAATCTCATCCCGGAACCGGTCGACATCATCCGCAATCCGTAACTTATCTTGCTTATATAACTGTGCCACGCGCTCAATTCCGCTTAACACTGCCTTGTTGGCGTTAATCGCACGCAAGCCATTCTGCTTGAACTTTTTCACATATTCCGGTCGGGCAGAATCACAATAAAATGGTATATTGCCATACTCGGCTTTGATTGCCTGGGCCTGCTCCAGCCAGAAATCTATTTCTTCATACTGTCGGGCAATCTCTTTGATAAGGTAATAGCATCCCTTATCGTCCTTTCCCAATAGTACAATTGCTCCAAAATGCTCATATCCCCAATCAACCCCGGCGATGTATTTAACAAAATTGACCTTTTGCAGTTCCTCTCTGCTGATGTAATGAATTTTTGCATTGAAATCCCGGTATACAGCACCCTCGCCCATTACCCACATTCCATTAATGTTTCGGTCATAAAACATCCCGGACGGCGTTGTTTCTTTCATATTCTGCTTATACCGTTCTGACAGGAACGTGTTATCATCCAGCCTGTATTGCACTGCCTTGATGGTTTTTCCATCCGCCTTATCAATAAAGTCTTTCTTAAGCCAGTGTTCCGGGTTATCCGGGTTTGTATCAATCAGCATCCTTGCACCATTGCCGGAACATCTGGACTTAATCTCGTCAAACACTTCCTGCTTTGCCATCGTGCCCTCATTGATATAAGCCCCGTATGCAGTCATTCCTCGGATGCGCCCCAGGTCGTTTATCTTGGAATGTCCGAAACAACACACCTGCACGCCGAATAGCTTGAACCGATTAAATTTATCAAAGTGAAACTCAATGCCGTATTTGTTGGAAAGCTCAATCAACACGTTTCGGTTAAGCGCTCCCAGGTCAGCACCAGCCAATATATATTGCGGATTCTCAACGCCCTGTGCAGCGGCAATTTTTTTAATCCTGCGTAATTCATACAGGAACAGGTCATTGTCCAGAACCGTTTTTCCGGTACGTTTCGCACCGTGATTGATTAGCATAAAATAATCATTATTTACAGCAAATCGGAATGTATCAAGCTGTTTTGGTGTGTATAAATCACTCAGCATCTTTTAATGCACCCTCTATCTGCTCAAAGAATTTATCCAGCTTATTCTCCCGGTCATCCTTGCCAGCGTCCGCTCTGGATTTTAACAGTGCAATTTCAGCCCTCTGCTTATCCGTTGCAAGGTCCATATGGTCGGATAACCACTGCAACGCTTTCATGCGGTCGGCAAGTTTAATCTTGATACCGCTTTGGGTATTGCTTACTTCGCTGACGATTGATCCATCAATCTCATGCCTCACAGAGACAATTCCTCCGTGAATATCAACAAAATCCGTCATGTCTGCAAATGCAATGTCCATGTACTTCTGGAAGATGTCTGACTCACTCAAGAACTCTCTGTTGAGTCGTTCCTGCTTCAGCTGAAAAATCTCCTCTTTTATCCGAACATTTCCTAACAATCTCGGTCCCGCCACCACTGCGGTTGCGTAATCACACTCATACGCTTTCTGATATGCCTTGGTTGCATTAAAGCAACGAATGTAATAAATGCAAAAAAGCTGTTGCTTATCGGTCAAATCAGTATTCTGTATTACTGCTTCAACCTCATGTGCAACAGGCTCTTTCTTTGCTCTCTTCGCTCGCTTACTTTCTTTCGCAACGTTGCATTCCTTTTTCTCTTTCTTTCGCAACGTTGCATTGCCGCCATCATCCCACTTATACCGGTTCTTCCAGCTCCGCACAGTTCCCTCGGCTATCCCGAGCTGGTTCGCAATCTCTATCAGCTTAAGCCCTTGCTTATACATTTCAAAGGCTTTGTCCGCTCTCGCATCTTTTGCCTTTGGCAAGGACCATCACCTACCTTTTCTTTACATACAAAAAAGCACCCGTCATTAAACGGGCGCCTTCTCTGGGTTGGGGGAGTTGCAAAAAGCAAATGGCTCTTGGCTCTTTTATTCACCTCTTGCAGTTTATACTATAGCATTTTAAAAACGAAAAATCCGAAAAAAACGAAATTACTTTTATGCTACTCTCATAAAATTATTAAACTCCATTCTTATGCTATCACCGGTTGCTTTTCTGCCTATCCTGTCCGCCACTCTCTCCCAGCTCATTCCCTCAAAGAACTTATACCGGATGATCCTCTGCATCCGTACCGGTATGCCGTTCATCCACTGCTCCACCTGCAGCTTGATCTCTTCCGAATGGGCTTTTCTCTCTTCCAGCAGTTTCTCTTCTATACGCAACTGCGCATCATCCGTGTATGTGAACGATGTTCCTTCAATCTTGAAATGTGTTTCTGCATACGGGAAATCATTCATCGAACCTTTTACACTTCCCGTCACAATCGTTTGCCGCTTACGCTTCAATCTCTTAATGTCCTGCTCCGTCTCCCGGATCATCTCACATGCATCTACATACTGCTCCAATATTTTCTTATCTACTCCCACCGTATTCTCCCCTTTCTGATAATATCACTACAACGTTTCTGATAATATCATACAATAGGTTTGGAGTGGATTTGTGCCAAGTTTAGAGCAAAAAAGAGCTGAATATATCAAACTAATCATAGTCCCATATATTCAGCTCTACAGTGTTATTCTTATAAATATTTAAGCCGTTACATCGTTCTTTATAGCTGCACGTATATCTACATCATGAGCGCCTTCTCGAGTACCATAGCATATATAATCTGCTCATTTTGAAATTTTCTCTCAGATTTTATACATACATCATCTCTCAATGTCACTTCCGGATTTCTCAAATAGAAATCACTATTTAACCTTCCTGGATCTTCTAATACATATTCCATAAAATTACTCATATCATTCAAATCAAAACATTTACTATTAAATTTTTCACTCCACTCCTCGAGTTCAGCACAATTGCCAGCAAAATATTCTCCATTTTTACTAACCCACTCTCCCACACTGTTTTTGAGTTCACAATTGTCTCTCAACACAATGTTCGGAATGCTCAGTATAACAAGTTTAACATCATCCGGTATCTCCCTCTTATGGAGTTTAACCAAGCTAAGAAGTTGGCTTAGATCAGAAACTGTCGCCTGTCTTTCCCTAAGTTTTCCCAAAACCTCAGCAAATTCTACCTGTACTTTCAACGCTAACATAGTACATACCTCCTTTTTACCCGATTTTACCACACAGTCTTGCAGAAATCAATTACAAGCATAAGAAAATTGTTGCTATGTCACCACTCAATCCTCAACTGCCCGTTCTTCTCTTCCACCAGATGCGCCATCCTCTGCCGCATCAGCCTCTGCGCTGTCCTGCGCCGCCTGTAAAAGCTCCTCCTGCTGATTGGGAGAATGCCGTAGTGGGCTTCCAGCATATCGTAACTGGTGCCGCGCACGATGGATTCTGTCAGTTCCGCAGCAATGAAACTGTCCACACTCATGCAGATCTCGTATATTTCTTTTTCATCCAAGTACATTCCCCCTTTCAATAGCGTCAGATTCAATCCAATGCTTCGTATATCGCATGAGGAATAAAACATATCCCCATGACGATGTATTTCAGTAATTTTAATGGAATTTGTGCTGTAAAGCATAAGAACAACCAGATTGTTGCTGGCTTGCTCTTCTTCCACATAATTTTCGGGCTTGCCGGTATTCTGCCGCTTGGCTCCTCCTTAAGTACTTCATATGCCATTCTTGAAAATCCTATCATTCTCATTCTTTTCCTCTCTTTCCGCCCCGCCGCATTACTGCTGGCGGAGCTATAGCTTCTCATGCAAACCGGACAACTCCGGTTTGCTCAAAATAAACTCATCTGATTCTCGTCGTACCGATAAAAGCGTCCTGTCGTGATCCTCCCTGTCTGACGCAATCTCTCCACTCGCGGCTTCTGCTTCAAATTCGCCATGTAATTCATATCAACTTCCGGCGGAACCGCAAGATAATATTCATCCGGCAACGGTAACCGATTCTCTGTGCAGATTTCCCGGAGCTGTCGCTGATAATAGATGATATGGTTCCGTGTCAGATTCATGTTGCACCCATCCGGCCAGAACGGATCACTGCACCCGTTCTGATTGATATCTTTCCAGTGCTCTATCTCCTGTCGGATGTTCTGGCAGCACTCACTTACTTTATCCCCTGCTGATTTTGCTTTCATGGACGCACCTATTCTTTCATAAAATCAAACAATGTCGGCTCGTCCACTTCATTCTCCGCAGCCTGCAGATATCCAACGCCATCCCGGAAGTAATCCTGATTCAGTTCGCATCCTTTGCCGTTCCGATGCATCTTGACCGCTGTCATTGGTACTGTCATAAGTCCACCAAACGGATCATAGACCGTATCGCCCTCATTGCTGTACCTGTTGATGATTCTCTCCACAATATCCAACTGCAACGGACATACGTGCATCTGTGCGCGTCTGCGGCTCTGTGTGGTGTTAAGGGTACGCATCCGATTGATATCATCCCACACTTCCAGTTGATTCCATGACCCCGGAGCAACCACCATGAACGTTGCCGGGAGCTTTCCGTCCTTGTCCAGATCTTCCGCAAGCTTCACATGATCCTCATAGTTGTATACGCTGCCGCGGCTGTACTCCCTGTACACCTGCTGTAAGCTATCCACTGGAAACTCTTTCAACTCTTCTTTACTTACCAGCCTGTCACCGGATGATCTCCAATAACCATGTGCATCAATCTGCCATTGCGCACGCGTGTATTCTTCTTTTGATTTTGATACTCTTTCATCCGCAAAGCCTTTTGAATGGTCTGTCTGTTGTTTCCTAAAGAGCAAGATGTATTCTGGACAGCCTACCCCCATCTTGGTTCCGTCTTTGCAACAATCCGACCATCCCAATCTATAAGTCTGGTTGTTTTCCCTTACAACATCTGTTACCACCGTTATCATTCCAAAATAGAGAAATCCATGCTTTGTATAGTGTCTGATGCATTCTGCATGAAACGGTTCCATTGTAGGAAATCCTGTTCCTGTCACATTTCCAAATAACACACGGTCCTTGACATGGATTGCAGCCACGCGCCCCGGCTTTAACACTCGAAGCAGTTCCGGTGTGAGGAAGTCCATCTGTTCAAAGAACCGGTCCGTGTTCTGATTATGCCCGAAATCGTTATAATTGGCACTGTACTCGTAATGATTACCGAACGGAATGGATGTATGTATCAGATCAATGCTGTTCGTTTCCATTGCTCGAGTTTCCTCTACACAATCCCCATATACCGCTTCATAATGGTTTCCTCTTACTGTTCTTTCTTCTCTGCTACCTTCCACGCCCATCTTCCTTTCTAACCGCTGCGCCTTATTCTCCGAATTAAGACCATACTTTTTTACAATCTCGATCATTTTCGCGACCATGTGATTGTGATTCTTCCATTTTTCAAGCAATGCTTCCTTGATCTGCCGCTCGTTCTCCATGTAAATAATGTCGATCACAACCGGTTCTTTCTGTAAAAATCGATAACACCGATGTACCGCCTGGATAAAATCATTAAACTCATAGTCGATCCCGAGGAATATCTCCCGGTGACAATGTCTCTGAAAATTACATCCGGATCCGGATAATGATTTCTTTGTGGCAAATAACTTTGTCCGTCCATTTGAGAAATCAATAACCCTCTGCTCGCGCAGATCATAATCCATAGATCCGTAAATATCCACCACATCCGGCAGTGTTTTCTTGATTGCATGCCGTTCATTCTCCAGATCATGCCACAAAAGGAAATGATCCTCCGGTGATTCTTCCACAATTCGTTTCATTTCTTCCACGCGGCGATCAATACTATCTCTCTTGACCGTCGCCGCTTCTTTCAATCCCTCGGCTGCTTCCTGAAATAACTGAATCTGTCCGTCCTTATCCGCTGTATCGCCATAATGCACCGGCAATTCGTGCCATCTTACATCAAGTGGCGGCAGATCATATCCCTCATCGGAATATACAGGATTGATATCTGAAGGTTTCGTGATAAAAAGCGCCCAGCTGCTTACCCACATCCAAAACTCATCTTCCATGTTTGGGTACAATGTGAGATTGTTCGCTTTTGTGCTGTCGCGTTGGAAGAACCGTGTCAACGCCTGCCCTGTATCCATCACTTCCAGATATCCGGCGTAATGGATCAGCTCCTTGTATTTGTTCGGCGATGGTGTAGCCGTGGCTACCAGCTTATATGGCACATTCTTGAATTTGTCCAAAAATGTCTGATAAGTCTTGCTGCCAAAACTCCTTAAAACACTGGCTTCATCGAGTGAAGTCGCTACAAAGTAATCTGGCCGGATATCTCCATCCCGGACACGCTCATAATTCGTCAATACGATCTGACTTGTGCTTTTCTCCACTTCTTCCATTGTCCGGCAATACTCCGGCTTTCCATATCCAAGCACTTCCACCGCATCATGCGTGAACTCCTGCTTTACTCCAAGCGGCAACACAATCAATGCACGACCGCCGCTATATTCTGCTGCCAAGTGGCAGAACTCAATTTCCTGCACGGTCTTTCCAAGTCCGAAACTTTCAAACAATGCACGCCTGCCGCCTTTCAGCGCCCACACCACAGCATCCCTCTGGTGTGGTTTTAATACCTTGTTGACTTTTTTAGGATCCACAACGAATCCACTTTCTGTCGCAAGTTCAATCTTTGTTTCCAAAAAATCTTTATATGTCATTTTTCAAAAGGAGACCGCATATGCATCACTCTGGCCAGAGTCTCGGCTCCTTTCCCTAAACTATTTCTTTAATTTTTCCGATATGTAATTTAAAATCAGATCACATACAAGTTCACGTGCCAAATCTGTAACCACGCTAATAATTAAGGCTTTCATCATATCTTTTTCCTCCCGTAAAAGTGACATGTTTTGATTGCATCCACTTTTAATATGTCAGAAGCCCCTAAAAATTTTTTTTCGGTACAGATTTGTTTCTTATCCTCAATCGCGCTTTACACTATTTTTTCTTACCTCTGGTCTTGAACTTATACACATCGTTTCTCTGCCGGCTTACCGCACTCCGGTAGCCGTTCAGCTTACTCGCTCTGCTCTTTCCCATGTGCACCTCCCTCTATGGCATCTAAGCATCCGTTCCAGCCTGCATCGAACCTTCCATTGTCACAATGCTCTGGATGATCTGATTTCTCCGGCAGTTCCCGAAGCGGGCAAAAACTCGCTCTATCCTCCGAACTGTCTGATCCATCATAATAATCATCAGCAAACATGCAATACAATCCACTTGGATCATCATCGGCCAGCTGGCAATCTGCGCAACACTCCGGCATATCCATAACCAATACTGCTTTAGGCATCTTCATTCCTCCAAAACTTCAGTTTATTCAACCAACATAAATTACAATTGCTGAAACAAATTCGGTATTCTTGACTTTTTCATCAATCACCTTTTCGTAATCCTCATCTGATAAACTTTTATACTCTTCTTCGTCAGCGAGGTCATCCGAAAGTTTATCACGATATTCATCCTCGTCCATCCAGTAATCACCGTATAATGTGAGTGATTTGATTTCGCCGGAAGAGGCATACGCTTGTGTATATTGATGCTCTCCATCCCACGATTCCTCACCACAGAAAAAGATTACAGGTAAATCCGGATTTTCCAAAATAAGATTTCGCAATATAGTTGTGTCTTTTATACTACATTCATTTTTTAACATATTTATCCTCCTAATCTGCCATTACCGGCAAAGCAAACGCCCACAGGCACCATGCCGATCCCGTCATCTTGATTCCGGCGATAACCGCAATGCTAACGGCAATCCACTTCACCGCTTTTTCAAAGCTCGATTTTCTGTTCTTGCGCTTCTCTCGGCATATATCGTAGCTCGGGCACTCCATGCAGCAATATGTTTTGCCGAGCTTGCATTCTTTTTCGCAACTCATTATTTTTCCTGCTCCCTCCTGTACCTTAACTGATACGGCACCTCTCTGAATCTCTTAAGCGCGTCGCCGCTCACATGCTTGCTCGGGCGTGTCATCTTCTCACTGATCTCCGCCACGCGCCTGCGGCGCTCCTTACTGTCTCTATGCATATTCACACCTCATATATCTTTCCTATAAGCCTCGGATCGCAGTATTTACACTCCTGTTCCATTACACTTGCGATACCTGTCATCGTTTCATACCCTGTTGCAAGGCTGTTGATGTAATATCTGATCCATTCCAGCGTCTCCGCCACCTGCCTTTTTGAGAAATTAAATCCCGTCTTAAGGCATACACCAAGAAGCGCATAGTAATTACAGATCGATGCTGCCAGAAATTTTCCGGCGGTCTGCATGGAACCCGGGGCAACTTTCCTTTCGACCAGGGAAAAGCTTTCTCTAAAAGGAACCCTGTTTGCTTCTGCTTTCGCATCAATTCCACACTTTTCTCTCATGTAAAACTGCAACTGCTCTGTCGATAATCCGCCTGCCGCCGTTGTGTTCAAATATTCCGTTATGATCTTTTCAACTTTCATCAGTCTCTTATATCCAAATCCAAACTTGTCATGAAGAATCTGAAATGAAATCAACCGAATATTCAAAAAAGATTCTTCGATCAGATCATTGGTATTGCTTTGTGTCTTTGCGTAGCGCTGCATCCGAAGCAGTTCATCTTTGGTATACCCCAACGGCTGCATACGCTTTCTCTTTCTTGTCAATGCATTACTCACTTATTTACACCTTCCTTCACTTTCTTCTCTCCATTGCCTTGTCCTCTCATAACTTTTTCAATCATCTCTTTCTGATTCCACTCTGCGATATGGTCCCGAACCGATTCCTCCGGAAAAGCAATCTGGTAAGTCCGCTCCTTGATCCGGTTGGTGATCCGGTCATCGTACCGCAGGCTGTCCAATGATTCGTTGCTTGTGAAGATCGTCACTTTCTTGTTGATGTACCGCTCGTTGATGATCTGGTACATCTTGTCGTTGATCCACGCCGCCGGGGATTCCACGCCGAAATCATCGATAATCAGCACATCCACCGTGTTAAGCGCATCCAGTAACCGGCTCTCACTGTATTCGGCATCCCGCCGCCATGTATTCTTGATCTCCTGCAGGATGGTCAGCGATACTGCAAACTTAACCGCATAGCTTTTCATAAGCTCATTCGCAATACCTGCGGCGATCCGTGTTTTTCCGCTGCCCTTTGTGCGGGACCAGATAAACAGCCCCATGCCCTGATCCCTCTGGTTTTCAAAATCATCCAGGTAAACCTTTATGATCCGGCAGGCATCTGCCACCGTCTTTTTGCTGTCCGGCTGTCGATACACGTCCGTACGGAAGGTTTTCAAATCCATCCCCCGGAACGCTTCCGGTATATCTGCAAACCGCAACCGCCTTGACATCGCTGCCCGCTCCCGGCACTTACATTCCACCGCCGTTGTGATACCGTCCTTTTCAGTCAATATCCACTCGGTACCATTGCACAACGGGCACACATCAGAATCCCTCGAATTCTCCGGTGTCTCCAAGTTCCCCGAGCCGCTCATTGATCGATTTTTCATGCGCTGTAGTATTTTCTCCAGCGTTTGTTCCATCTGCTCCATTGCCCGCTCCTTTTAGATACTGCATAAATACGTTCTCGCGAAGCCAGTTTTCCGCTTTCTTGATATACCGCTCCGCCGTTCTGTCCCGCCGACAAGCATCCGCATAATTCCGCGCCGCCCGTATCAGATCATCCTCCGGTACGCCAGCCATCACCGCATTGCAGTATTCCGATTCTGTCAGATAGCCAGTACACTTTTTCGGGTAGGCTGCAGCAAATTCCACGAACCGCTCCACGGGGGATATAGGGGGTGTTTTGGTTTCGTTTAGTTTATGTTTAGTAATAGGTACACTTTGTGGTTCACACTGTGGTACGCTCTGTGGTTCGGTTTGTGGTACACTTTGTGGTTCACACTGTGGTACGCTCTGTGGTTCGGTTTGTGGTACACTTTGTGGTTCACACTGTGGTACGTTTTTAACCTCATTTTGTACCACAAGACTATTCAGATGATAAACCGCAGCTTGGTTTCCCCCTCGGGAACGCCATGTAATATACCCATCCTGTTCCAAGCGGTTTCTCGCTCTTTTGATCGCCTGTGCATTCAGCCCCGATTTCAGCACCAGGACTGATACGGCTACCGTAAACTCTTGCTGCCAACCCGTTTTATTCGCTATGGACATAAGCGCATGCCATAAGGCGATGGCGGGTGAGGGCAGCGGGTTTAGTTCGAGCCGATCGTAGAATGCTTTTATTTCGGCTATGTAATTCAAGCGATCACCCCTCTTCTAACTCTGTTATTGTGACCTCTGTCCTCGGCTCCCACTTATCAACATCTACATAACTTCCATCTGTAGAAACGATAATTTTGCAATTATCATCCGACAGCACTCCGTAATGCACCAGAATATCATGCAAGGCTTCATGAAGATTCGTAAGATCAACCCTGCGGTTGTTCGGCATGTAATACACCGCTTTCACGTTCACCTTACAATCAATGGTTTCTATATCCGGCATGAATTTTTCACACTGCTTTTCATATTTTTTATATGCCGATGACGGAACGATTCTCGGACGCCCTGTTTTATCCTTAACAATCTGCTGACTGTTCTTTTTCGTGATCGGTTTTAATTTAATCGTGAACTTATACTCCATCCGCACCACCCATCCGCATCTGTGCATTACAATCATTGATCTGATCCACCAGGTACGCCGGAAGCGTATAGCAGTCAACAAATTCATGTGCATCCGCGAGATCCTTTCTCTTCAATGCCTTGTAACTCTTCATCCTGCCCTCATCATCGTAGATTCCAAATTCTCGGCGGAGCTGGTTGTAAATATCCCGATACACTCTCTGCCGGATCGTACTGTCCAGATATGCTTCCGTTTTCTTGCCACCGAGAAGTTCCGCACCTCTGCGTCTGATATGTGCCGACAATTCATCCGATTCTGCACCGAACAGCGGCATATCGTTCTCAATGTGGTCGAGTCTTACGTTCATGCCCGTCACCCGTTTATCTACAGCAATGACAGCTGCCAGTTCTGGCGAAATCCCTCTGTACGGGTCCAGCACCTCTTCCATCTCATGGAAACGATTGATATACTTCGCCGTGAATTCCGTTCCCTTAACCCCAGTCAGCTTGTGTGCAATGAACTCGCAGCCTTTCTTCGTAACCAGATAGCACGGTCTGCTCTGGTTATTAGCATCTTTATATGCGCTTTCTTCAAAGAAATCGCCCGAGCCAATTTTGGCTTCGGCTAACTGCTCCGTATAATTTCTGATATCTCTCAATAATTTTGAATGGTCTTTTCCTACCATATCTGCAACTTCCAATGAAGTGATCGTTCTCTGCTCTAAATTCAATTTTCTTCCCCTTTCCCCTCCGGGACGACCCCGGAGGTATCATCATGGCTTCGACAGTTCGTGATATAATAAGTCTCCGCATGATCGGTTTCTTTCGCCCGCAGGCGGGTGTTTCAACCCTATAACCAGCTCCGCCCGAATATCCGCCGGAACTCTTCTCTGCTTCCGTAATGGCTTTCAAAATATTCCTGTGCCATCTTCTTAAGCTTCAGATCCATTTCAGCGGCATTCTCCCCTGCCTGTGTTCCATTCGGATGTAGATCCGGGCGAAGCGGTATGACAAATCCATACTTCTCGCTATTCTTCCGGTTCGGATTACCTGGGAAAATATGATGGCGTTCAACCGGCTTCACGCCGGTAAAATAGCAATGTTCCATATCATCCGTGAATACGCTCCATAATCGCTTCATACGCCCCACTCCTGTTTCATCCGTTCCAGTTCATCCGGCGTTGCCGTCTCAATACCAAGTTCCTGTGCTTCCTCCACAATCTGGTCAATAAAGTAACTCATTTCAGATGTATCAAATTCACTCGATCCCTTAATCATCATATAAGAACCCCATACCTTTCCGTTCTTCACAAATTCTCGTATTCTTTTCCAATGCCCGCCGAGCAGTGATACATCCACTTCCTTCTTAAGCGTTACTGTTACATACCCGTTGTCATCCTCATAAAAAGAACCATACTTCTGCAACATCTCTTCATAAACATCTTCTTTACTGGATGATATATCTGGATGGTTCGCAATCTTAGTCATGAGCACCCACGCATAGGCGTTTGCATCGTTACTCCGTTTTTCACGATATTTAACCGCTTTGATCCGTAGCAGATCATTCGCTTTCATGTTTTCGATCTGACTGGCTGCCGAAGCGTCAACCTCAAACGTGAGGATGATGCCTCGTCCATCAAATGTCCGGCTTGCACCAGTTAGCTTTCCGGTAGTCTCCATCAGGCATCAGCTTCTTTCTTTTTCTTATACCAGGTCTCTACCTGTTCGATCAGCTTGTTTGCCAGCTCCGTAGAAATATCAGATGTACCGGAAAAATTGTACATTTTCTTAAGTCGGTTCATGATATCTACTGTCTTTGCGTTCTCACACATTTCAGCATAGGCATCCACAAATTCATTGATTTTATGTAACTGCTCTGCTGTCGCCGGTGTAAACTGCGGTGCTGGCGCAACTGGTTCCGGTGTCTCGCCGTCCGGGTCTTTCATCTCTTCTGTCGGGATACAGAACACCTGAAAGCATGCATATTTAAATGCGATCGCCATTGCCTTGTTGGTTGCTTTGTCTCCACTGTCCATGCCCTCGCCAACTGTGATTGCTTCAATAGACGAGCCGTCCTCTGCATAGAACGTATATTTTATCCGGCAGATGGAATAGATCAGAACCGCACCCTTATTTGTGGTTCGCTCCTGTCTCTGCTGTTCCAATACTTCCGGAACGATAAACACATGATTTTTTACCAGTGCCGGGTTAATGGCATTCATAACAGCATCGATACCGCGGTACTTAAATCCCTGTTGCTTATTCACGGCATCCTTGCCAACTGCCCCGATTTCTTCCATACACTTGGAAATGGCTTCGTAAATGTTCATTTTCTTTGCTGTCTCCGCCATTATTTCCGGTCACCCTCCTCGTTGTATGCCAATGCTTTTTTTTGTAAATTTTCCAATAACTTCGGAATATTCATTCTGTTAATAGTGTCAACAGCAAGCTGGTCCTTTAACGTCTGCTCCAACGTCTTAATGACTGTATTTTCAGCATCCGCCTGCGCTTTCTTGACCATTTCACTAACCTGAGCAGATAATGTTTTATTGAGGTACTCTCTGATACATTTCTCAGAGATAGAATATTTTTTATCCGAATCGTGTCTTGCGACAGAATAATCGCTGTCATAAATCTTTCTTGTGAGATATTCTTCATATCGCTGCCCTACAAATTCACTGATTGGTACAAAATTGACCTCATCACTCCACGAAGATTTTTTTACCGGTATCTTAATCTTTTCAATCCGGCTTTCTGTAACGGTCGCTACAAAATCATCCACTCTTTCCTCAATGATTTTCACTGCCTCTTCTAATTTCTCGGCAATTTCTACGTCCAGTTTCTTTACGATACCGTCCACAGACTTTCCTAAAAGTTCATCCTTGACACCACGAATAACCTGCTCTTTAATTTCCTCGTCAATGGTATACTCTTCATCGTTTAACCAGTCTAACTCTACCTCTATATTAAATTTTGCCATCTCTTTCTCTCCTCCCTCTTATCTGGTTCTTTTAAAGTCGATATCGTTTTCTCTCATAAACGATTCCAACTGTACAATCTGGAACGGGTCGGCAACCACTTCATATCTAATCGAATCAGTGTGAATTTCCGGCTCAATAAATTTCTCTTCTGTCGGTTTCTCCGGCGCAACCGTTTCTTCCTGCACTGGAACATCTGCTTTCTGTTCAGTCTCTGCCGCCCTGCGTGCCTCCTCTTCTGCCTTTCTCTGCTCTTCCTCTGCCTGTCTCCGCAGAATTTCTTCCTTCTGCTTCTGGTACTGGTTCATGGCTGTAATGGCATCTGACAGTTCCAACGTTGCCCTGTACTTCGCCAAACCCTTATCCTCAAACTCCGATTCCATCGCCCGGATAGTGTCCAGATCTTTCTCTACGTGCTCCACATGTGCTGTGATGGCTTCTATGATGGCTTTCTGCGTAGTCGTGGAATTCTCCCATCTGCTGTCATAGATGCGATCCAGCGGCAGATACTCCATCACGGTTCCATGCTCCGCCATAATCCCGGTATAGATTTCACAGATCATCGCTTTCTTTGCTTCCACGCGCCTACGCTCAAACTCCTCGATCTGCCCACTGATAAAGTCGATCGGTTCATCGATCAGCTTGTCCAGTTCATTGACCTGCGCTTCAAAATTGGTATACGGCGCCATAAAAGTTTTCTTGATCTCGATTCGCCTGTCGTTCATGGCCTTTTTCAGCTTACGCAGGCTTGCCACCGTCCTTTTTGCTTCCGGCTGGGATTCTGCGGTAAACACCATCCCCTTGTACTCCTCCAGTCCTGCCGCAAGGGCTACCTTGATCTCTTCAAAGTTTGTCTCGATACTTCCGTCTTTCTGCTCTACTAATAAGTTAATTTCCTGCATCTTCTATCTCCTTTTCTTCTCTAAACCGCTCATCGCGGTCGTATATTGCTGCCAGTTTCTTTCTATGCCGCTGTGCCCGTGCCTGCTCCGCTTCGTATTCGTCCCAGTCCGGCGCATCCGGCGCGATCTCAATCATCGATATACTCCCACTCTCCTTTGTCGCCATTGTCACTGATCTTAAGTCTCACTGCTGTCTCTGGCGAAACAGCCAGCACCCCGCTAATGCTCCCGTCATCCGTAACGGTAATAGTGGCAATTCCCGCAACGCCGACCCCTTCCAGTGTTTCCGGCAATTCCCGCAACACATCCACGAGATTGCACATGTCCTTGTTACATAACCTTGCTTTCATTCAAAAAATCCTCCACTTCCAGCTGCGTCCAATCCGTTGCCCGGATCATCCACTCCATCTTCTCTTCGCGCTCCCGCCGCTCTGTTTCACCGGTAACGCAGTCATCACACATACCGTTCTGACCCTCTCCCGGGTCCATTGGATGACCGCAGCGCTTACATTCTCTGAAAATCATAAAATCACACTTTCAAAAACTGCTCTTTTGTGTTACAATAAACGCAGAAATACTTATGTATTCCTACGGTAAATAGCACCTGTACTCGCCAAAGTTATCAGGGTGCTATTTTTTTGTCCAAATCGATAAACTCCACATCCGCATCCAGCCTGTCCCGTCTGCGGATAAAGTAAAAACATGCTTTCCGCCGCTCGGCTCTGCGCAGCCCCACCGACATGATCGCCAAGCCCGCCAATGATACCAACGCGCCTAACGCAATCACGGCAATGAGGTAGTAATAATAAATGCCGTCTGCATCACACATTCCACCGAAAAACATTATGCCGATTCCGACCGCCGTAATGATCTTGCCTATCCTTTTCAACGTTCTCACTCCTCGTATTATAAAGTAGTAGTGTTTATAGACCCTCTCCAAGGTCTGTATGCTA